AGTTACTAGATTGGTGCTATCAAATGTGTATAATCGTGCATCTCCTATTTGTGCCCATCCAGCATCAATCAATTCTTTATCATCAACGGTGATGAATTGTATGTCTGCAGTTAGTGCATAACTGCTTGTTGCAATAGCGCTTGCATGTCCCATGGGACCAATAGTTTCTGTGTGTCTATAAACTACGAGAGACTTGCCTATACTATAGGGTTTGCCACTCATTATGATACTGAAGTTGTTCCTTGCCATTGTTCCAAATTTATTGACCATCTTATACAAAGACCATGTCTAATCTTCCTCCTAGTAATCGTAATATCTCATCTTTACGTGCTTTGAATTGAGTTATTGCTTCTCTTAGGTTAACCCATGGCTCTCCCACGCTAACGCTTTTACTTCCAAGAGTGTAACTGGTTACATCATCAAATGTTCCACCGCTTACCGAGACAAATGCTCGTATGCCTGCAAGGATAGTTGCCAATTCTTGGACGAGGTTTACTCGAGCATCATCAGAAGCAATGCCGTAAGTATAAGAAACTCTGATGTTTGCAAATCCATAAGGGACGGTATCTCCTAAAAAGACTATTTCTCCTTCAGAGAAAGATGCACTATTTGTGACTATATCTGTTGCTTGCACTATTGCGTTAGAAGTTCCATCTATGTTAAGGAAAGTTACGTTATCTATTGCGCTGAGGTTCTGACGAGCGACCATGATTTTTTCTTTATCTCGTCTGGTTTCCCACCAACGATAAATATGGCTGTTTACAGGTTCATATCTGAAGAAACGAGCACCATCAATAAATTCAATTGCAGTTGCTGCGGCAGTGTTCCATTGTCTTCCTGTAACTCTGTCTAGTTCATCATCAGTCCAAGTAAGAAATAAATCCATAACGCTGACTGAAACATCGTCTGTTGTTAAGCCAGTTGTATTGTAAACGTTTGAACTATCAGTATATATTGATGCCATTGCTCCCTCCTAGGATTATCTCGGCTCTTGCCTTAAACATATAACACTTTGACAGTATTTACTTGGTCACTGTCTACTTGCAGTATTGTTGCTACCAGAGGGCCATTGAAATAAAACGCTTGAAACTCTGATGGAAATTGTGTTGCATCGCTTGCATGTACATTTGCTGATGGATAGAACCATCCATCATCTGTACCATTTGCAATTGTGAGAATATTTTGGCTATCTGCTCCAGTTCCATCACCCAGAATGAAATCTGTAGTAGCAGGTGCAGAAGCATCATAAGTAATGTGTACACCTACAATCATCCCACTTATTGGGTGATTGACATCTGTAGTTATTCTCTCACTTGCAGAGCCATCAGCTCCAACTGTTCCAGTTCCAACTAAAGTAACACTTTGTACTGGTTTTATTCCTTGATAAGGCATTTGTTCTACTCCTCTTACCTAAGATTAGGTAAGTTTAAATGGGGATGTTCGAAGGCTCTATGCCTGCGTTTGTATTCTTTGCTCTACCGTAGATAGCTACATGAACACCTACACCATCTGCCGCTGCTGCTGCGCTGTCTGTTAAATGTAATGTAATAAGTCCATCACTGTCAAAACTTCCACCACCTCGGGTAGTGCTATCGTTTGCAGTAACACTTATTGTTAAATTTGCAGTGTCGCAGTTAGTAGGAACAGTATCCAAATCACTTGCATCATCATAGTATCCTCTCTTCTTTACCCAAAAGGGTTTATTTAATTCAGCCATGGTTCATTTCCTCCTTTGAAAATAAAAAGATGTGAAAGAGGTTTACTCTTTCACTATTGCCCAACCATGAATACCACCGCTATGGTTTCCAGTAGCTGATGCGTCAAAGATGTTCTTCAACACTGCAACGTTTGTGTCTACTCCAACACCACCTGCCGGGATAACTGCTAACAAATCACTCTGGTTGCTGTTTGTTGCATAAGCCATACCGAATTTTACTTCTTCGTATTCTGAGAATACAAGAGTATCATCAGAGTTAACATCAGTGCCACTTGCTACTTCAAAGTAGATGGTTTTGTATCCTAAGTTAGGTGTGATGCCAAACACTGTAGAGTTTGCATCAGTTCCAATATCAATTGCTGCCATTTTGTTTTTCCTCCATTAATAATAAAAACAGAGAAGCATAAGCTTCCTGTTTATGATATGCTCGTCAAAGACGCGCAGAATTGCTGAGCTTTCATAGCAAGCGCTTCATACATCTTAAGCATAAATTTGTCGCTATCATTTGTCTTCGCTAACTCTTGGAAAGTCATGTCTTGAAGGACACCCATTTCCACTGCTGTAGGGTCAATGAAGAAAATGTTTCTGCTTGTTGAAGTCGTGTTCATAAATCGAGATTTAATGAAATCAACTCCGTCAATATTGTAACTTCCCCTTATTCCAAAAGGCAAGTTCTCTTGTTCACCGACAAATCTCTGGAAGTCCATCAAAAGTCCTTTGAGGTAGGTATGCGTGAACGGGTCTGTTACGGCCCACTGCACAATACCACTGGTGTTGAAAGCGTTATCAACTCTCGTTCTGATTGCAGAGATAGTTGCAAAATCACTTTGTGCTGCTGAGTTGGTTGTAATTGCATTCTCAAATCCTACGAACGACCGTGTATTTGCAAATGCAGAACTACCTGAAGTGTTACCTCGTAAGATAGTCTCTTCCTCTAAATATCTCATTGCTAAGGTTTTATTCCTGAGCTCAAAGTTCAATCCGTCTAAGTATCCTCGCATTGCGCTTTGTGCTGGTCCAGTAATTCTACCTACACTGTAGAGATACTTGATAGCAACAGTTTGTCGTGTGTACGTGTCAGTTTGTTCACTGAGTGCAGCATCCTCATTTAACCATTGTGCTGCAGTAATCGCTGTAATCTGATTGAAATCTATTGTTTTTCCGCGAATAGCACGTCGTGGGATTAACTCAACAATAGGCGTTTGCTTTCTTGTTAAGTCCACAATTTCTGGGTCTACAAAAACTGGGATAAGCGCGTTACCTGCAGTTCCTGCACCTCCACTTGTAGATGTAAGTGCTTTATGTATCGCTGGCATTCTTGTCTTGTACATTTCCGGACGCATGTCCTTCTTTGCCCAAGGGTTTGAATACATTTGTTCATTAGAAACCTGATTGCCGAAGCTTTGCTCGAAAGCAGCATCAACGCCAATAGGTCCCGGTCCAAATCCTGCCATTTTAACTTTGTTCCTCCATGTTTAATAATAATTAAGCCATACCCATGCCTGCTAAGTTTTGTTTTGCTCTCTCTGCGAAAATATCGCCTAAAGAAACATCCTTACCGACAGGGCTTGATTGTGGTTCTTCTACTTTAGCTGTGTATACTGACACTGCCTTGATAGCTTTTGCCACTTCTGATTGTACTAAAGCTTTTACTTCTTTAGCACTATATTTCTTTTCCTCTGCAGGTGCTCCGTCTGCAGGGGCATCTCCTTTATCATCTCCATCTCCATCAGGTTTACCATCGCCATTGTCTGATTTTGGGTCTTCAGGGGCTGCTGGTTCTGCAGGCTTGTCAGGTTCTGCTGGAGCGTCTCCATCATTACCATCTTTAGCTGGCTCATCAGCAGCAGGAGCAGGAGTAGGTTCTGTTGGTTTTGTATCTGGCTTTAAGCCTTCCTTCTTAATCTCTTCTGGTGTCATTTTTTTTTCCTCCGTTGGTTTCATGTGATTATCAAAATTAAATTTCTTTGCTAAGTTTGCAAATGTAACTCTGTTGCTTGGTACAGGAGTAAAACTCCCTTCTAACAATTCAGCCTCAGTCCATTCAGTGTATGTTTTGCCATCAATCTTAATATCTCTACTTGATTTGGGAATAGCACCTATTGAAAGCCCAACAGGCATTCCTTCATCGAGCATAGCTTTCACACGCCCTGCTTTTGGATTTGCTTTGTCACTAAAGAACTTAGGCGCAACTTCAAGAGCAGCTACGCCGTCAACTTCGTTGTAATTCTTTCCTTCCCAAACGCCTAAATAACTATCAATAGAATTATCATGGTCAGCGAGTATTGGCAAATGTCCGCTCAAACTCCATTTGTAAAGTAAATGTTTAGAAATTCGCTCGTTGTCTCTATCGACAGCATCTGAGCTTAAGATGCCACGGTATCCCTTCGAAGTTTTTTGGATAGGGATAAACAAAAATCTTTTCTCTATCTTCTCAACCATTTCAGTAAAACATAGAGTTCTTAGATTTTAAATACTTTACTTATAAACTTATATGAATTTAAGGATTTGGATAGCTAAAGTATGC